CACTCATAGATTTATACTGCACTACAAGGATACGGATACCTCAAGACAAACACGGATTATTCGTTATGCAGGGATAGAGTTTCTTAATTTTCAAATTTTAAGGGAAACTCTATCCTGATACAGGAGCCGTTTCCTTGGAACAATCCGGATTATTCAGCTTCGCTGTTGATTTGTCAAGGACTTTGGCTAAATCTATAGGGAATTAGTAAAGAAACAGATAAAGATATAGGGTTGGATGAAAAGATAGTAGGATAGAGAAGGATGGAGGACTAAAAAGAAAATATGATTCTAGAGTAGGTTAAACCGATTTTAGGAAGAAGGAATGTGTTGTGGATAACTATGTGGATAAAGTGTGGACAACTTAATATAGTATGAACATATGTTTGTGATATATAGCTTATAAAAATGAAGTATATGGAGCATAATTGGATTTTTATATCATGAGGGGTAATTGAACCTTAAATGGTATGGAATTGAATTATGCTCTTTTTTAATGGATTTCCTCTTAGATTAAGGGGTGAAAATGAAAGGAGATATAGACGTATGACAAAGGTAGATAATGTCGTAAGAAAGGTAACTTTTAAGAATGATGATGATTTGTATTACCAGTTAGATAGATTTCTTCTAACTGATCCTGAATTAACAGGAAAGAATCTTCACTTAAAGCATATTCAGATGTTAGATGAGCATACAGCTTTTGTGTATCTGGAAGAAGATTTGAATACTATTTTTGTACGTTTGATTGGAAAAGATGGAGAAGAGTTATTATGTGATGAAGATTATCCTTTTGAATTTCTCACGATGTCTTTTGAGGAATTAAGATATGTGATTGATACAGGAAGGATTGTATACAATGATGTCGCATATAACCTGAAGAATGACGTTTACAATATTAAATATAACGGTGGACGATTCGTTGACTTATATTTAGCATAAAGAAAGGCGGTAATAATTATGAGACAGTATGAAGATAATCAGTATTATGAAACACCTAATAGTGAACATGGATTCACAAATTATGAGCGATTACTGGTGGAGCTTAATAACAAGGAATACTATGATAAATCCACTTATTGTAAGCTTTTAAATGAAAATGGATTAAATGCGAATGATATTTATAATAAAAATACAGACCATGCACAGTTGTTAGAGACAGCCTATGCAGTATTGTATACACTTTATAATAACATTGATTTATTTCGTAAAATTGAGACAGAATTTGTCACACAATCCGAAGCTGCCAATGCTCTTCAGAATAGATTGACAAATCTTAGGAAAGAGATTGATCGTGTGAAAGCAGATATGAAGTATGAGGAGTCAGATTTCACATTTATGTTTTATGGAAGATAGGAAGGTGGTAGTCATGGAAGAATTAAGGTACTCTCCTTTAGAATCTGTGTTCAAATTAACTATGCAGCGTGAAGGAAAAGAACTTGAAACATATACTTCAGGAGAGAAATTTCAGGCTTTCTTCAGGAAGAATGAAGATAACAATAATATTCAGGATACAATTAAGCTCTATTATTCAGTTGATGCACCAGTAAGAGAGGGAAAGATAGTAAAATTTGGCAGGAAGAAATACCTGCTACTCAATCAGGAAACTGAAGAAAATACCTGTTACTATAAATCGGCTGCTATTGCATTGAATGGTGAAATTATATTGAATGATGGATCTTTATCTGCTATTCCATGCTATGCGTACGATATTAACAATGGATTGGCACAAACAGGACAGACTATATCTGTGTTATCAGGTAATATGGATTTTTTAACAGAAGATAATGAACAAAGCCGAAAGATTAGGATTAATGATGAATTTAACGAATTTGGAAGAACATGGCATATAGATAATATCTATTATAAGGTTGGTATAGCTCATATCATTACAAAAGTAACTGAAGATAAAAAGTATCAAGAAAAACTTGCAATGTCCATTATTGGATTAGAAAATAGTTATACAATAGAAGATACAGTTAAATTGCAGGTTATTTTATCTGTTAATGGAAGTGAGACTGAAGGAACTGTGCAATGGACTGTTAGTGATCCAGAAGTAGCTTCAGTAGATGATGCAGGTAATGCTATATTCCTTAAAGCAGGAACAGTAAAATTTACTGCAAAATGGGTTGAAAAAGATATGGAGCAAGAATCCTCCACCATTACAGTTGTGGAGCATGAAACTCTCAAGCCGACTATAACAGCTACAGTTTCTGGTAGGAATTTAATTCGTCCGGGAGTCTCATACTCTTATACCGTTAAATTTACGGATAAATCAGGAAATGAGATAAATAATGTAGATTTCCAATGGAAAGTAATACCATCTTTTGAATCAAATGACCTATCTTATACAATTTCTGATAAGTCAATTAAGTTGACTTTAGATAATTGGGATTTGGGAGGGGAAACGATTACGCTGCAAGTAATTCAGGATGGAATTATATTAGCGGAAAAGGAAATTACAGTTACATAATTATAAAATCTGACTCCACAAAATTATGGAGCGAAATGTTAAAGGGTACACATGAACTGTGTACCTTTTTTAAGAAATTATTATTTATCTCCGAGTTCATCTGGGTGTTCTTGAATATATTTTTTTAAATAATCTGGCAGATTTAAGGAATGTACCATTTGATTTCGTTGTTCAGAATCCAGCCCCTTCAGTAAATTATTTAACTTTTCAAGCTGAATTTTTGAACGATTATTTTTAAACATATTCAACCTGTCTTTTTCTTCTCCATCTTCTAAATATTTATCGCAAGATAAAAGAATATTTTCTTTGTCATTCCCTTTCGGAACAAAGGCAAGATTATAATTGCACATCTCGGATATAACCATTAAATCTTTTACGGAAAATCTATCCAGAGATAGTTTGTTCCGAAAAGTAGGTAATTTATATCCTAGTATTTCTGCCACTTCCTTTTGTGTGATTGAAGAAGAGAGATCATCTGGCTCATTAAGTATTTTCTTTATAATGTCGGAAATTTGTTTTTTATTTTCACTCATATTTTATACATCCTTTATGATTGAATTAAGCTATTACCTAATAAATTTAGATTTTCCTAATTATCATAACATAACTATATTTGTTATAGCAAATAAGTCTTGCTTTATTTTATGAAAATCGCCTCTAAAATTCATTTTAACTTCTATCCTATCAACTTATCCTATTTATGTTTAGAATCCATTCTGATAGAAATAGCAAAGATATTTTCCTTACATTCATGGTAAAGAATCAAATCATATCTCCAAAATCAAAAAAGTGTAAATATATATCATTCTCTCTTAAAAAAAATTTTTTTAAAAAATGGCTAGAGAATAAAAAAGAGAAAGAAAAACATATAAAAAAATGATAAAAAACCTTTTTTGAAGTGGATTTTAGTATCACTACGAAAAATAGTTATAAAAAATAATTCAAAAAAGTTATTGTAATATAACTATTTTAGTGATACAGTATAACCATAAAATAACAAAGGTAAAAAGTACCAATAAGAAAGGGAGTAATTACCATGAAAAAAGCGACAATAATTAGACCACTGGACAAATTAGGACGAATTGTAATCCCAAAAGAAATTAGAGATTCACTTAATATGCCACCACAAAGCTATTGTGAGATTATTCCAATGGAAGATGGAATTTTCATTAGAAAGGCAGAGAAGAATTTAAAAAAGGAATTAGAAGCTTTAATCAACCAGTATTATTCTGATGGACGATATGTTAAGCAAATGGATAAACTGATTGAAATACAAGATGAAATGGAATAACAACTCAAAAAACTTATGGAGAATATCTATGAGGAAGATATTTTTTTAAAAATAAAGAAAGAAAAGGAGATATAGCTATGAATATGTATGATGAAATTGTAAAAATGGAAGAAAAAAGATTAGGAGTGACAAAGTTTCCACAAAAACCTGTATCAACCAAGAAAGAAAATAAGCTTTATTTGGTCGTGAAAATTGATAATGAGGAAAATGAGTGTCAATTTCCATTGTTTGGAGATTTTTTGAAAAATGAAGGTGAGAGTTTTAATCCAGAAAATTTTTATATTTCTGTACAGGAATTAGTAAACAGCTTATTTACTTTTGAAGATGTAGATGATTTGATGGCTTATGACCACTTAGATAAATTGGTTGATTTATTAGAATTCGCTGCGATTGTATTCCTCGATGAATACGAAGAGCGAATTTACAATGATGAAGTAACTATCTTAGCAACGGATCAAGACGGTACATTTAATTTCAGTATTAAAATCACATCACTTTCAGGATTGAGAACAGGTGTGAATGTCATAGATTGGAAAGAAGTAGGCATAATTCGTTTTTCAAATGAAGAAAGAGAATAGTAATTAGGAAGAGATAAATAAAAAGGTTATTGTTTAAAAAAGGAGATAAAAACCATGAGAACACCCGCTATGTACACGAAAAATTTAAAGAATCATGTCATTACAACACAGATGCTTTTAGATTGTTTGTTCAGTGTAAATAAACGAGCCAAAAACTATCGAGATCAAGAGAGAAAATATCGTCATATGCGATATGACTATTACGATAATGAAGAAAAAAATCGTTCCAAGAAAGAGGAGTATTATCGTAAAAAAGATTTAATGTTATCTATCATTGAGCCAGTATGTATCCATAGAGAGGTATTCGAACGCTCATGGAGAGAACGAATTTATGATTATGATGATGAATACTGGCAGTATTATGAACAGGGAGGATTCGTACATACAGGTGGATATTGGGATAATGAATTAAAAGAATATGTCGAATTTGGAGATGTAATTAGAGAAGAAAAAGATTATAGATATTATCTTTTTTATGATTTGGGTGGAAATCATACCTTCCATACTCCGATACATGATATTCCGAAAAAATATGAGCATTTGCAGATAATCGACATTGACGAATTGTGTACCTATGGACATGAGGTAGAAGATTTGATTTCAACTCAATTTGTAAAGAAAGTAATTGAGCTGATTGAGTCTGGAGAATATAAATTTGTAGCATAAAAAATATATTAATTTAAAGGACGGAAGATGGATTATGAGTATTATACCAGGAGAAACAATTAAAAGAGGAAGGTATTCATTTGAAATAGAATGTAATATTCCAGATTGGGGAGTATGGGTATATTTTGATGGTGAACCTTTATGGGTAAAAGGAAAAGAAGAAGAAGTGCAGGTTTATAAATGGCTAGGTGACAATATGAGATTGAATACATCACATCTATATAATTTTATTAATAAGTTCGTTCGTGATGAAGCATATAGAAATAAATATCTTAACGGAGAACGTGGTTATAGAAAGTAACATCTGCAATTATTTCGTAAAAAAATCATACTTAAAAAGAGAAGATATATATGAGGGGAACTTTTCCCTCATATATGTTTTCTATACATCAAAATACGACAAAAGAAAGAAGGGGATAATAATTAGAAATAAAGAACAATTAAATATTTTGCACCATTACTTTAATATGATGTTTCCAAATTCGCTCAAAGACAATGAATATGTGCGTCTAATTGCTCTTAGAAGGAATACTCATGGTAATGTGATAGCAAGCAAGGTTGAATATGTACAGACCTTTGAAGAATATGCAGCGTTCGCACAAAAATACCGTTATACACATGATGTATATAACCAGATCGCAACCAATAGGGGTACAGAAAAGGGAACAAAAAGCACACAAAGACAAAGAAAAGTGCTATTTCTTGATTTTGATAAGAAGGATTATCCAGAACTACAGGATGCTTCAGATTTTACAAAATGGATTCACGACAAACTGCCAAAACTTTATCTTCATGCGTGCATGAATAGTGGTCATGGATTCCACTTTTATGTTTCCATAAAACCGACTTGCAAGATAAATGAAGTAGTAGAGAGTAATAAGGAACTTGTATCAATTTTAGGTTCAGATGAGAAAGCTGCATCACCGACACAAATTGACAGAATTCCTTGTACATATAACCACAAACAGGCTGATGGCAGTTACGATTACGAAAATAGAGATAACTGGTCTTATGTAAAAATGGTAAATAATACCTATATGATTGGAAGTCTGTTTAAACAGTTTGACCTTCCTTATATTCGTAAACAAATGAATTATTTTAAAGACGTACAAGAGACACAAGAAATCCTAGAAAAAGTGGATTGGAACTATAAAGCACTGAATAATTACCCTTGCTACCTATGCGTCCAAAAGGTCATGAATGAGGGAGCTGACGAGGGACAGCGTAACTTCTGGCATGGTAGGATTGTAAAAATGCTTCAGATGGAAGGATATACGAAGTCAAAGATTCATACCTTATGCCAGGAATACAACACGAAATGCAGACCACCAAAGGACAAAAAAGTAATTGAAGAGGATACAAACCGATTTCTGGATACGGATTATAAGCTCTTAGGATGCTATGAGTCATTTCCTGAAGGTGATAAGCATAGAGCGTGGATTCAGGATCAGTGCGATAAGGCTTACTGCGGAACTTACCATAATGGAGCGAAGCTGTCATTAGAAAAAGCAGATGCAGCGAGAATCAATAAAAAAATATTATTGAACAAGGATTTGAGAACAATGACAGGGAATGAATATCTGATTATTACTTTATTGGATGTATACAAGGACTCATTTGGACGTAGAGGATTCAGAGTTAGGAACCTGAAAGAGCTTTTGTATTCATCCGTGAAAAAGAAACAATGCATTGCGGATAGATTATTGAAAACTTTGCTTTTAGGATTGGAAACAAAAAAATGGATTGAGATAGTTCCTGATTCAAAACAATCGAAAAAATTTGATGAAAGCAAACTGAAGCTGACTAGAAGATTAAAAGAGTTCCAACAAGGATACATTGAGTTCTATTTCTCGATAGCTGGTGCATTGATTGATGGAAAAATCACACAAGCTGAGTACATTGTGTTTATTACACTGGTACGAAATCTGTCAAATGATAAATCCGTAACATATGACCAGTTAGCAGATGATTTGAATATGGATAAGCACAATATCAGGAAATATATCAAAAAGCTACATACGGAAAGATGTTTGATTGTAAAGAAAGAATATTCAGATAAAGGATTTGAGTATAACAAGTATATCTTTGTAAGTCCAGAGTCATTTAAGGATGAGTTTACTAATGATGATATACCAGTTAATACAGATGATGTAGTTATACAGATGAATAATGAACTAGAGATTGAATTATTAGCTTAGAGATAGAGAGTGTGTATCAGAGAGTGTGTATGTGTAGAGACTGGATTGGAATGAGATTTGGAGTGATGGGTGAGAGAGAATATTCTGTGTGAGGTGTCCCCCACTCCCCACACTCATTCCCTACGGTCATTCCTATTATACATTTGTATACAATAGGGGTAATTTTAAGCAGATTTTTAAAATTATAAAATCGCTAAAACTCCTTTGTTTATAAGGGTTTTGAAAGCTTTTTAAAAGTGAAAATAACGTGCGAAATCCAGGGGTAATTTTAAGCAGATTTTTGACACAAAAAATAGCCGAAAAGCCTTTATTTATAAGGGTTTTAGCAATTTTATTAACGTGCATTTTAAAAATTGAAATTAGGACAGAAACATAGAAGAGTATTAAATAACTATGGAAACTATAATTGTAGACGATTTACAATCTCGCAGGATAGCGAAGCCGCCCTATTTATGCGGTTTTTGAGAGATTTTGTGTGTATTTTATAAAGGAGAAAATTTATGTTAAATATAAATGATTTGGTAGTAGATGAAGAATTTGAGGAATTGTTACCTGCTCTTGCACCAGAAGAATTTGAGCGATTAGAGCAGAACATTTTGAAGAATGGGATGCTTGATCCTATTAAGGTTTGGGAAGAACCAGATACGGGAAAATACATTATCATTGATGGACATAACAGGTATAAGATTTTGAGGAAAAATAATATCGGTTGGAATTATTGGGAAAATTATAAAATTATGTATTCTAATGAATTACCTACTAGAAATGATGTTAAAACATGGATGTTGGAGCAACAGTTGGGACGTAGGAATTTATCAGATGCAGAAAGATATGAGATTGTCCAGAAATTTAAAGGTGTGTTTGTAGAGCGAGCAAAAAAGAATCAATCTTTAGGTGGTAAAGGTTCGTCAAATTTGACAAAAGTTAGTGTTCGAAAAGAAATGGCAAATGCAACAGGAGTTTCAGAAGGGTCATATCGAAAAATGGATGTAGTTATGCAGTCTGACAATGAAGAGTTAAAACAAAAATTGCGTGATAAAAAAATATCTACGGACGCTGCATATAAAAAATTGAAGGAACAGGATCAGAAACCACTTACACCAGAACAGGAAATTGATAGGCTGGATAAGAGAATAGATTCCATCGAAAAAACTATGCAAATGCTAGTAAAAGAAAAAGAAGAGCTACTGAATCAAAGAATTTTAGTTATAGGAAAATTAGATGTGAAATGTCCTGTCGAATACAAATGGGTAAAATCAGGTATATTCTTTTATTTTTGGAAAGCTCAGTTTTATGTCAAGAGTGACAGAAAGAAAAATATTTTAGGTGAATATCTTGTTTATAGAGAAGAATATCCATCCAATTATATCATGGAAGGAGTACCAGAAAAATTCAGATCAGATTTTCGGATGGTTTGGAAAAAAGCACATGATGAAGTAATTCAAATAAAACAAGAATCTCTAAATCAATCAGAACAAGCTATTTCAACAGATAAAACTATTTTAAAAAAATTTTATCGTGTACTTGCGAATGCATATCATCCAGATAATAACAAGACGGGTGATCCAGAGATGATGCAGTATGTAAACGAACTAAAAAACGAATGGGGAATTTGATTGAAAGGACAGAAGATATATGGAAAATGAACAGAAACGCAAAACTTATAATGATATTTTGATTAGAGATTTTGATGCAGCTCAATTATATTGGAAATTTTATGTGATGCCAGATAAGGATGAATGGATTAAAAAAGCACAGGAATATCTTAAAAATAAAAAGGAATTAAGGGAAAAGAAAAAGAATGATTCTGATTATGACGAATTAAAAGAAAAAGTGAGTGATGCGGAGAAGGAAATATTCTCTTTTAAAAAGAATATCGAAATGTCGCAGAAAGATGATAGATATAATTACGGTGGTTCAATTTCTGATTCACTCATGAGTAGGAAACAGAGGGCGATTTGCAAATCAAGTGAGATTAGAGAGGGAGATAAAGTGGATTTTTCGGATTTGATTATTAATTTGAAGTTCCCCTCCGATGTTAGAATACCTTCAGGGGAGAAGAAGAAGGTGTTTGATGAAGAAAAAATGGAGATTGTAGATTCATCAGAGGACGAATATAAAGCATTAATAACAAAAAAGAAGCTCCGAGAAATGGCTTATACCGATGGAATCACAATAAATGGTGTACACTATGTTAATTTTCAGAGGACTTCCAGTAAAGCGAGAACAGGTAGTTGTTTATTTATTAAAGAGGAATACTTTGAAACTATGAATAATTGGCAGAACATGGGAATCCCGTTTGAAAAAATGGACAAAGTAGATTTAGTCGGAAGTCGTAGTTATACCTCATTGATCTCTTCTTCCATAATTGGAACGCTTGATATTGATCCTGATTCAATCCTGCTTATTGATGAGATTACAGGTGAATATACGCAAGAATGTAATGTAGTTGATGTAGAAAATGAACACTTAATAGTAAACAAAAAAGAATATACGCAGCGTACCGATTTATGGGACGGACAATCTCTTGCCGATGAATCTATATTTAATGAAGGAAAATATGTTGACCGTCAAAGGAATGAACATAGTTATTCTGACAAAGGATTTTTACTATTGAGATTACATTTTTTTAAATCGGCTGCATTTAATACTAAATTGCAGAAATACTATAAAGAAAAAGGTATTACAAAAGTATATGACCGTTTTGGTACAGAATTTGATGCAGAGAAAATAAAGATTGTTACCACGAAAAACTCATGTAAAATTTTTAAATTTACAGATATTATCTGTGAGTATTTGATACCTGAAGAAAAAAAGGTAACGCTGCATGAGCTAGAAGAAAGCGAAGAAGTAAAAGCAATCAAATTAGAGAAAGAACGTCTTGTTTGGGAATGGTACAAAGATAAATTGAAAGCTGATAAAGAGGTATTCGGTGTTTGCAAATATGAAAAAAAATCAAAGTTCGGAAACTCCCAACAGCTCTGGTATCAGGTACTTAATAGTTTGAATTTTTCAAAAGATGAATTATCAAAGCTTGTTGCGGATCAGATAGAGGAAATCAATCTAATGAAAAATCATCCTGCTTTCTTTAAAAGGCATCTGGATATGAAGCCTACTAATCGTGCAGGTAAAACTATGATGCTTCAGCTATTGAGTGTAAATGAAGATATTTCTCGTACAAAATGGTATAAAGATTATCTCCGGGCATATATAAATGATATGATTTTGAAGATAAAATCAGGAAAAATTCAGATTCCAAACTCAGATTTTGCCGTTTTAGTAGCAAATCCTTTTGAAATGCTTCGTGCCAGTACTGGTGAGAAAGTGACTTCTAGTATTTTACAGGATAATGAGGTATGGAACAGCCGTTATCAGGATAAAGAAGAGTTATTTGGATTCAGGAGTCCCCATATTGCTACGGCAAATTGTGCTTTACTAAAAAATAAAAAGTGTGATGAATGGAAATGGTTTAATTTTACGGATAGGATTTTAATTATTAATCTATGGGGAAAAGGTGCTTTTCTGTCACAGATTTGGAATGGGAGCGACACGGACTCGGATCAGGTATTTTGTGGAAACAATGGGATTTTATTACAAAAAGTAAAAGAAACCGTAGAGAGTGAGAAATATTTAATTCCAATTAATGGATTATCACCTGACCCTGATCCGAAAGAATACACAGATGAACAGATGGCAAAGGTTGATGCCAAACTTCAGAATGATTTGATTGGAAAAATCTGCAATTACGCAAGAGATTTACAAAGCATATACTGGCATTTGTACAATACCGGTACGGAGGAAAATAAAGAAAAATATCTTCCACAAATTTGTGATGACATTTGTATATTGGAAGTTTTATCCAACATTGCTATTGATAATGCAAAGAGAACGTATCCTGTAAAAGTAAATATGGAGCTAGAAATTTTAAAGAAAAGAAATTATCTGGAGGAAGAAGGAATTTTCTTTAAAAATGATGCCTTATATGTAACGAAAGTAGGGCATAAGGAACATCTTTATAAGGAAACAATCAAAAATATTGATACATATTTGGATCATTTGAGGAAAGCAGAGACTGAAGAAGAAAAAGCAATTTTGAATAAGCACATCGAGGAAGAGTTGATTGTAGAGAGAAATATAAGGATGAAGCCTGATTTTACGAAAAATCTAAAGTCTAAAAATAGGAAAAAAACTTCTAGGAACAAAGATGAATATGTAAAACTAGAAAGTCCAATGGATCATCTTATCTCAATCATTGATGAAAATGTAAAAAGGGCAAAAAGAACAAAAATTTTATCCATTTGCGATATTTTAGACCCAGTTTGTAAAGAGAAAGTAGATTATAACCGTGTAAAAAGAATTATAGAAATTGCCTTAGAGGGAAAGAGTGATTTGGGAGAAAATCAGAATGAATATAATGATAAAAAGAAAGATTTAGAAAAATTTGTAAAAAAGAGAGAAGGTATAATAGAAGAAATAATTAAAGATATGAGGATGGAAAGAGGAAAGCCAAGAGTAATAACAAAAAGCGACATCAATAAATTATTACACGATGCCTATGACGTTAGGAAAAATAGAGATAAAAGAAATAAAGAACTGGTAGAAAATAAGGCAGGCGGCTTGATGATTCAATGGCTTTATGAAGCTTTTCCAAAAGAATTTATTTCTGCAATTCGGGAAAATAAAGGAACTGTTACACAAGTATATACAGTCGGAAGGAATGTTCAGCCTAAACCAAATGAAGAGGTATATAGTTTATACGGAAAAAAATATGTAATTAGATAACAAAATAAAATGATGAAATGGAGTCGATTATTCGACTCTATTTTTTTCGTTAAAGAAAAATTTTAAAATGTTTAAAAATATATGTTTAAAAAGTGTTGAAAAATCAATAAAAAAATCATGTCGTAAAAATGGAAAGTTATTGCATGATATGGTATATAGTGGATTAAAAAGAAAATAATTCTTGATAAGTATAGCTATTATATTTTTAGAAAGGAAAGACCAAGAATGGAATTATTAAGACAAAGATTAAGAGATTTTCTCTTCAAAGAGGGTGTTTCACAAAAATTTATAGCTGTAGAAACAAATATTAATCCATCTAAATTGTCAAAATTCAAAAATCATAAAGATGATTTAGGAATTTGTGACAGAACTTCTTTAGATGAATTTTTAAAATCTAAAGGATATTAATTCGATTGAATCTGCACTTGGAAAATCTCTTTGAGTGTAATCCGGGTGCAGTTTTAATAAATTTATACAGAGAATTAATCTTTTCGTTCAGAGGTTTAATTCAAATGTATAAGACATTTAATGTGCATTTTATCTGAATGGTAATTTATGCGTCATTACTTGTGATATTTCACAAGAATCATGTGTGATAGCCTTATGCTATTAATTAGAGTTTTCGTCCTTTCTCTTCCTCCTTTCTAAAAAAGGGCATATGTAGCACATCTGTTTTGCAATATGCGGATGTGCTATTTTTTAAGTAAATTTTTGTTATATATTACATATTTGTTGGGTTTGTGCGTTGAAACGAGTAAGGGTTGATGCATAAAAACAGGAAAGGATTGTTTAATTATGGAAAGTAATACAAATGTAAATACAAATACAGAACCAGAAGTAAAGGATGGAACATCAAATATTGATGAGACTACCCTTAAAGATGATTTTGTAAAAGATACTGTCACAATGTCTCAGGAAGATTATGACAAAGCTATCCAGAGTGCAACAGATAAGGTACGAGGGAAATATTCCAAAGAAATTAAAGAACTGAGGGATAAAATCAAGGAACTTACACCTGTGGAAAAAACACAGGCTGAAATTGATTTAGAAAATCGTATCGCTGCATTAGAAGAATCAGAAAGAGCTGTGGCAACTCAAAAGAAGAGATTAGAGATGCAGGAGCTTTTATCGAGTAAAGGACTGGATAAATCTCTAATTGATTTTGTAAAAGAAGATACTGATATTGAGGCTTTGGCAGGAGTAATTGATGGAATCGTAAAGGGAAAAGTAAAAAATAATGCTTTCGTTCCGGGCAATCACTCTTCAGACGAGACAGTATCTCAGGAAGAGTTTCGGGCAATGAATTACTCACAGAAGTTAGAGTTACAGAAAAAGAGTCCAGAACTTTTTAAACGCTTAATGGCAAACAGATAATTAAAAAGAACATATGACCTATTGTTTATCGGTAGGTCTTTTTTTATGAAAAATTTTAGAAAGGACGTAATAATATGGCTATTGTAGTACCAGAGATTTTTGCGGATGCGACTAACGCAGCGTTAGATCATAGTATCCGTATCGGAAGAATTGCATTTGATGCGACAGATTTAGTCGGTGATATTCGAGAATGTGGTGATACCGTACATTTTCCAGTAATTGATCGTATCTCCGATGCAGAAGTAATGGAAGATGGAACAGAGCTTACTCCATCCGAAGTATCTATGACAGATAGTACTGCCAAAATTAAACAGGTTGGCAAGGCTGTGCGAATTTATGATAAGCACTCCACACAGGTAAAAGGACAGCTTATTGATAATATGGCTACACAGATTGGCGAATCTATGGCAGATGCCATTGATAAAGATTTAATTGGTGAAATGGATAAGAGTGCAGTCTATAAAGTATCAGGTGATGCTACATCAATCACTTATACCACTATCGAAGCAGCGTTTGATTGTTTTGGAGATAAAGCTGATAGAAATACCGCTGGAATTATTATTAATTCCAGATTAAGAAGTAAATTTTTATCAATGGATGAATTTGTAAAAAATGATCGCACATATGTTAATAACGCAAATGGAACACCAGTTGATGATGATGGAGTAATCGGTTATTGGAGAGGAAGTATTCCTGTGATCCTATCAAATAACGGAACTTACGATGAAGAAAAATTAGAAGTAAAAACTTACATCGTGAAAAATATGGCTCTTGGCATCATTAAACAGAAAGATGCAAGCATTGAAGAACAGCGAGAATCCTTAAAGAAGGCAACTCTAATTTCTGCGGATGAAATGTATGCAGTTAAGCTCATTGATCCAAAGGGTGTTGTCATTATTCGCAAGACTATTGAGTAATTCTTTTTTATTCATAGAGATATTCTCTTTTTAAATGTCAGGGTATGGCATTTGAACGTCATACCCTGCTTTTTTAAAGAAATTTTTATTGTAATACACGAAAGGACATACTAATTATGTTGGATGTTAAATCATTAAAAGAATACAGATTGCTTCGAGGGTTATCATTGCGTGATGTGGCTCGTTACTGTGACATTTCTTTTCAAATGATTTCAGGCGTAGAAACTGGTCTATACGGTTTAACAGAATCTACCTATAAGGAAATCGTAAAAGGAATTAACAGAGCTTCACAGGCGAAAGCAAGGGGAACTTTTGAATCAGATAAAGAAAAAGAAAAGGCTGCAAAAGAAGAAGCAGCGAAGAATACAAAAGAAGAGAAAACAATGCCGAAAAGGTCTACGGCTAGAACAAAAAAGACTAAATAAAAGAAAGGAGCAGGGTATGCAGATTATAATTGTGGGTGCTTATATTAAGGCACCCGGATAGGTTAATGGACACTGATACTATTAAAAACACACATATTAAACATGAATTATTAAACAAATTGCCAGATTGGTGTAAAGGAGATATATCGCCTGATATGTACTATCTAGTATGCACTGATGATATGGATTCACTCTTTTCATGCGATAGATTACATACGGTTTTTGGCTTGGAAATAGGAGGATTTTACGATTTTAAAAGTGGATTATGGCTTAACAAGGAAAGGACAGGATACGGATGGAAAACACCTATATATGTGGATTTATCTATTGCCAATAATCAGTATTGTTATGATAATCATAGGACGCTCATTCGAAATAGCAATGCAGTTAATCCGAATGTTATTCATAGAAAATATTATGAAAAATATAATTTTGGTACGATTGCACTTGTGTCAGCCTTATATGGTGGCATAAATAAAATGAGCGAGGAATTGAGAACTATATTACTTGCCGTTGATGGTGGCTTTAGAGGTTACTATAACCAGAATGGTAAGTATGCTTATGTTAATTTATACTGGTTGGAAAAATTAGGTTTAACGGAATATCTTGTACCGATTTTGGAGAATCACGATATGAAATACTTTCAGGATTTTTCGGTGGAGCATGGACTATATGACAAAATAACAATTACACCAGATGGATATTTAGAAACACCAACTTATCGTGTACCAGAATGTCAGTTTTCGTTGGTACAACCGATACAGAAGGTCTTTGCATCCAAATACGAAGTGATGCAGCGTATCAATAAAAATCAAAAAATAATTGTAAGTGCGGAAACATTTAAGGACAGCTATATCCTAAACATAGCTGTTTAGAATTAATAGTTTAAAAAGTAAGAATAGGAGTTAAAACAATGACGAAGAGAGAAGAAAATAAAATTTTCAGAGAAACTTTACATGAGAGATTTTTTTGGACATATTCCACTGGACTTAAAAATTACTTGACAGAAAACGGACATAAATTTTTATTCCGTTGCACTCACTTCAAAAGAAATAATTTCTTCTGGCTTTATGATAAGACAGAAGAATTATTACAGGATGTAAGGAAATACTGGGAAAATAAAGAGAGAGTAAGTGATACTGATACTAAGGAAGATAAACTTACCAGTGAATAGGTCATGCGTTTTGAGAGGGTATATATTATACCCTCTTTTTTTAATTATAAACAGGTAATATTAAACGAAAGGAACATATATATGAGCGACAATATGAAAGACAAAAGAAATCCTAGATTCATGGGAAAAGTGAAAAAATGGAATAGTGAGCGAGGGTTCGGATTTATCAAATGTTTTGAGGATGGTAAGGAATATTATATTAATTCCAGATTTATTGGCGATGAAAAAGAGTTAATTCGTGGTTCAGTAGTAGAATTTGAAATCTGGAATGCAAGAAATGATAAAGAAAAGAAATTCGCTGCAAAAGTATTAGTGGTTGAACTGCCAGAGGAAGATTATTAGAAAAGAGGAATTAAATATATGGAAAAAGTATCATTAAGAAATGTATATTTAGAAATTGGAAGGAAATGTAATTTAAAATGTAGACATTGTTGTAAGGGAGAGAGCGAAAATATTGCTATGTCCGATGAGGTAATGGATGCACTATTGGATAATGTGTATTTTATTGACGAACTTTTTATAACAGGTGGAGAGCCAATTTTATATACAGAAAGATTGGAAACTTTACTAAGAAAATGTAAAGATAAAAAGATAAAGGTTAATTATATAATCGTTATTAGTAACTGCACTATCAAGTCGGAAGACTTTGTGCGAGTGTTTAATGAGTGGGGTGAGTATACCACTTTCAAAAATAATAAACTTTCGGTTTCTAATGATATTTTTCATGAGGAATATCTGAAAGAACATCTGCCCTCAGTGAATCTGGAAGAAAATATAGAGTGGTACAAAGAAAGATTAAAACATTGTGGAGTAGAAAAGGCAGATAATATGTACTTGAATTTAAAAATCCAAGTCGTAGATGAAGGAAATGTAAATCAATGGACACAGGAAGAAAAAGAAGAATTCTTGAGAGTGGAAAAATTGGTTCAAGAAAAAAATGCTATGTGTATAGTACCTATTAGAGAAGTATGTCAAGGAAAAGAAAATCTCTGTGGATATGGATGTGTAAAAAATTGTATCTTTAGAACCCCATATATAAATGTCTATGGGAATATGCTTTTGGAGAGCTTTACTTCTTTCAAGAATCAGGATAATCCAAAAAATGAGATGGTGATGGGAAACATCTTGGAAAAAGATATATATACAATAGTTAAAGAATGGGATGAAAGTATAGATGAAACGAAAGATGCTTTTCAATTTGAAACAGAAAAGGATGATTTTTGGAATGGTATTTCGAAAAGAATGTCAGAAAGACTGTTAGAAGCAGATCAATTCTGTAAAAAAGGAGAGTTTGGGAAAGCAGAAGAAATTTTAGATAAAGTAGAAAAATATAATGAAGCTCTTTTAGAGGAAAGACAAAAAACATTAGATAGTGTAAAAAATACATTGGAAGAAGAGTTGAAAAATTGGAAACATCCTTTTGATTATTTAAAATATTTAGAAGAGAATGATCCACATATGTTTAAACAATTTGAGATATTAGAGCAGTTAAATGATCCTAGTATGTTTCAGAGTATTATAAAAGAATTGGAGAAATGTAGGGGTGTTTTAGAGGAACGGAAGAAATTAGATATGCCGGGTAGCATTTTTGAAAAGCCTATTAGAAATGATTTTACTGGGATTGTTGATTTGGCAACAAGAATAAAGTGTATGTGGGAATTTGCAAAACTATTTAAAAACATTAAGATGGATTAGAAAAGAAGGTGATTAAGATGCCAAAGAGAGAGAAACGAGAGTTTGAAGCTAACGGAAAGTCACTTTCTAAAGAAAAGACCATCTACCAAACTCTTAAAGAAATGATTGGTACAGATACAAAGGTATACTATATCATGTGGAAGTTTTGTCCTGAATATTTGAGGGGTGCAGAAAAATCACCTGTAAAGAATTTTGATGATTTGAAGAACAGATATGCCGTATTTTCTGATTCTATTACGGAAGAAGTATGTCAGAAATATATTTTAGAAGCAGGTTGTCAGGCTGCCATCAAATGGTTACTAAAACGGCTACATCAGAAGAAACAGATTGAGCTATACCAAACATACTATGATAAAGCAATGCAAGGTGATGTACAAGCCTTTAAGGCCTTTGAAGATTTTTCAGAGAAATTCTTTAAAGGAGATCAGGAAAATCAATTAACAAAATTATTGAATCGAATTCCAGATAATGCACTGGAAGATGAAGAAGATTACAGCTATACATATAAAGAATAAAACTATATACCAAAATTGAACATGAAAATTAAGTGAGTTGTCCACATGGACAGCTCTTTTTTGTATAAAAGGAGTAAAAAGTAATGACAAAGGAAAATAAATTAAAGAAGATTGTCTCTGATCCTGTGTTATGGGTTACTTATTTTGTAAAAATCGTAGATAAAAACGGAATAAAAGTACCGTTCATTCCTACTTACCATCAAAAAGTATTGGCAAAGAATTTCGGAAAATTTAATATCATTTGTAAATCAAGACAGCTAGGTATTACTTCGTGGGCGATAGCATACAGTTTATATCTTACTCATACGCAGTCGGATACAGTTTGTATGCTTATGAGCTACAGTTTAGATACCGTTGACATCGTATTTAAAAAGTTAAAAGCCATGTATGAGGACTTAGATCCATCTGTAAAGATTAAAGATGTAGCAAACAACAGGAAGGAATTAATCCTTGAAAACAGAAGCAGAATTGTATGTTGTGTATGCGGAAGTAAAGATGCCGCCAGGGGAGCAACATTAAGATATGTCCATTTAACAGAGGTTAGTTCGATGGATGATGAAAAACTGAAAAATCAGTTAGTTGCCATCGAAGCAGCGTTAAGACCTGATTCTGAATGTGTATTGGAATCCACATCAAAAGGTATGAATTATTGGTTTGAGCTATGGCAGCGAGCTGTTAATGGAGAATCACAGTACAAGCCATTTTTCTTCAGTTGGTTGAGTGATACAAAGCTTTTTATTGAGGAATATAACGATAATTCAGAAGAATATAAGCAGAAATACGGAGATTACCTTGCACCGGAAGAACTTGACGAAGAAGAACAAGCTTTATATTTAAAAATGAATGGGAAAGAAAATCCATTAGCAATAAAGAAATTAATGTGGCGAAGAATGAAGATAGCGAATATCGGAATCGAAAAATTCCGACAGGAATATCCAACTACTGCAATGGAATCCTTTGTTGTATCTGGAAATAATCTGTTTGATTTAGAGCTTATTCAGGAACGGAGAAATCATTTAGATGAAACTCTAACTGTGAAATTACCTGTAAAAATTCCAACCATGATGAAAAAGTGGAAAAGTTCTATTAAAACATGGAGACTGCCAGTAAAAGACGAAAAATATTACATTGGGGTAGATACAGGAGAAGGAATTAATTCAGATAACAGCGTTATCGAAGTAGTAGATGAAAGTGGTTTCCAGTGTATGGAATTCGCAAGTAATAAGATTAAGCCTTACCAGTTTGCAGATTTAGTGCGTGAGATTGGAAATATGTATAATACAGGTTTACTTGTAATTGAGAAATTATCAGCCGGACATACTGTTTTAGATAAGCTTTACGATGGCAGTAATCGGTATATTAATATTTATAAGTCTAAAGTTTATGACATGAGAGGAAAGACAAAGAAGAAACCGGGATTTGAGACAACAGGAAAGAGCCGTCCTATTATCTTAAATAGGCTTCAGGAGTTATTTGAAACAGGACAAGTGTGTGTTAATTCCAGTGGTTTACTGGATGAAATGAAGGTATTCCAAGATAATAACGGAAAAGTACAGGCTGCACAAGGAGCAAAGGATGATAGAGTAATGGCTTTCGCTATGGCTCTGGAAGGATTAGCAAATGGAATTTATTATGTTTAGAAATATGTGTTTAGAAAGGAATAAAAATAGAGATGAAATACGAGGAATATCAGAAAATTATAAAAAACGCAATGTATGACTATGTTAATGCAGGAGGAAGTACCTTTTCGCTTTTTAAGGTGCAAAAAAGATATAAATTTGACATCGAAGATAAAACGATGCCATCCGAAAAGGTAGACAGACTTATTGATAAAGCTGTGCAGGCGATTAATTTAAAAGACCCATTACCTAAAGGGATTCGGCTTGTCGGTTGTAAATGGGGTGTGGATGAATGGTATTAATTGATAAAATAAAAGATTTTTTCGGAAGTAAAAAGGATGGAGGTATTATGTCGGGCGATAAAATGTGGTTTGAGACAGAAATTGATAAAATTAGGTATGCGGATAGGATCAGAAGAGTTAAAAAGATTGACAGCTACTTAGCTAGAGAACATAAAGTGTTGGAACGTCCCGACTTCCAGTTTAAAGGGCATACATATGAAACTGCGAAAATCGTGCTTCAGACCTTAAAATCTATTGTGAAGTTTCATAGTAGCTTTATCTGTGGAGAGCCTGTTTCCATTACAGGAGATAAGGAGTTTGTTTCCGCTTTAAATAAAATCTATCGGAAAGGTGACTATATTGAGGCAGATTTGAAGATCGCCAGAGATTTAATTTCCTATGCAGATGCGTTTGAGTATGTATATTTAGATGAAGATAATAAAATTCGTTCCAAAATCATAAAAAATACAGATGCGTATCCCCTTTATGATGCAGAAGGAAAATATTATTGTTTCGTAGAAAACTGGACGGACAGTGATACCAGATTATCTTACAGTAATGTGTACTATCCTGACAGAGTAGAGATTTATAGAGGAAGAGAATTGGTTGATACAAAAGAAAATCTAACAGGGCTGCCAATCTGGTACAGTTCCTTAGACAAAACAAAATATGATAATTTTGGTGACCCATTTCTTTTGGATTTAATTCCCATCATGGATTCAGTGGAAAATCTACTTTCTAAACTGGACGATGCGGTAACAACTTTGTCTATGAATCCTTTTGGTGTGGTATCGGGGCAGAGGATTAAGAGCGAAATTCCTAAAGATATTGTGGGGGTAACCCTTAATCTGGAAGATGGAGGATCTTTTAACTATGCTAATGCCACTATGGATAAGGATTCCATCAAACTAGAACTGGATTATCTGATTCAACAGTTTTATGCGGTTGCTTGTGTTCCGTCTAGCATCTTAGGTCAAAGTAACGTGGCGAATGTATCAGAAACATCAATTACGATGTTGTATCAACAGACCTCTAATTTTAACCGTCAATTTATTACTGAAATGACTAAAGGTTTCATGCAGCGTATGGAATATATCCGAAAACTTATGGAGATTCAGGGACAAACTGTTACGGATGAGGTATTTGATAGCATTAATTTTCTGTTCAATGTAAGTAAACCAGTAGATAATGAAGCAAACATGAATAACATGAAGATTCAATATGATTGCGGAGCAATTAGTAAACAGACGATTATAGACAAATCCCCATACACAACGGATACAGCTCTGGAATTACAGAGATTACAGGATGAAGCAAAAGTATCGCAAGAAATAGAAGAATTAACCCCTGTTCCTGATACCAAAACAGAAGAAATAGTAATTGATGATGAAAATAATTAAAATACCGCCAAAATTGGCGATATGTAGAAAGGATTGTAGAATGGAAAATTACAGATATAGAGTCGTACAGATTATAGCAACCCCTAATCTCAAAAGTAAATATGCGGTAAGAAATATTGGAAAAATGGCATATTTTAATTTTGATTTTATGACAAAAAATAGCCTGAAGAAGTTCTTTTCTGAAGAAAAATACGAAAGTGGAGAGTATCTGGTTCTGAAGATACAGGAAGAAGAGTATATTCCTGAAGCTATTTGCATATATAGAGATAAGGAACAGGGATTTTTTATAGATTTTAAGCTGCCGGGTGAAGAATGGAAAGCATTAGTGAGAGAAGTTTTCACAGGAATTCCTTCAATTAATGTAAAATTAGAAATGCAGACTATGCATAAGGTAAGTGTGCCGGTGATTTAAGATAACTGACAGTTACCTTTGTATGAAGTGGATTTCCACTTGCCAAAGTGATTTAAAATAATTGCAATGCGATATTGAACGATATTGACAAAATCGCAACGAGATAATATAATCGAGATAGAGGAAGCGAAAGGATACTGCAATATCTAGTGGTCGTTCCCGAAAACATTTTATGTAAACAGTTACTACACTAAAGGCTGTCCCTACTGCAATAGGGATAGCCTTTTTCTCTGCCTATAAAGACAGTATATTAATTACGGTGATTATCCAGATAGGATAATGCAGCGAAAATTACTAACAATAAAGTTAAAACTTCCATTGTGTTCATCGGCATTACCCCCTTTCCGTTTCCGAAAAGAGACAACCACCAGACTTTCCCTAATGTTCACTTCATATCTCGACTAAAAGCATTATAACATATTTTGTCGAAATGTGCGACCCTATAACAATAATATACATATAACTAAAAAAGTTATAAAACATAACGAAAACATATTGACAAAACGTATAAAAAGAGTATAATAGTAGATGTAAAGAGAAATCGCTCTCTTTCAAATATGTGTGAAAATGTGTTTTTAATAGTTTTCGGTGCGGCAACACCTAATCTCCTAGAAAAGCAATAGGAAAATTCAATAACCGTCCTTTTTATAAGGCAAAAAAGATGAAGTATCCAAGAACGCTTCATCTTTTTTTGTGTTTTGAGGTTTCTGGAAACCTACCCTCTTTAGAGGTAGTATAATGAATATAAAAGGATACCTATGAAAAATAATCAAATACCTTATATATTTTAAGCGGAAACCATATTGAGCGATGGTTTTCCTATGGTTTATCCCCTCTTTTCCTATCATTAGCTCTCTCTAAAAGAATTTGAAAATTTTAATAAAATTCCTCTGGTTTTAAGTGAAACAGTTCCACTTAGAGATTTCACTAACCACGATTCTGGAGTGAGTGATTAGAGGTATTATTTTTTCATGGCAGCCTTAATTTGTTCCTGAAGTTCTTCCAGTTCTTTATCAGAATCAATCTCCTGCAAAAGCATATTAAAAATTCGCAATATCTCCTTTTTATCAAATGGATCAATTATGGTGCGAAGAAGAAATTCTTCTTTTGACATCACAGGGCAAAAGGTTCTGGCATAATTCTTTGTAGTTTTTTTGAAACCTGCTACTTCAATAACCCCTTTATTTAAGAGATGATTAACGATTAGGTGTACGGAAGAATCTTTCCAGTTGCGGTTAACAGGAGCATTTTCTAAAACTTCTTGTATAGCTAATGGTTCTTCAGATTGCCAGAAGATGTCCATTAATTCTTGTTCGCTTTTAGTGAGTCTAAAGTTTATCTTTTGATTTTCCATAAGTTTAGTTCCCCTTAATATTTTTATGTTAGAATATTAAGAGTATAACATTAATAAAAAGTATTGTCATTAATTTTAAATTAATAAATAAAAGTTAAATGGAATGGTTTAGGTGTTACTTTAATTCACATCCCCATTTTGGGAATTCGATCTATAGTAAATTGATAGCTAAATTCGGATATGCGTGCAATGCACTTCACCAGAACACAGAACTGTGTTATGGTGAATCTTTTAAACCGATGGAAGTGGTTTAGAAAGCGATTAGTCCGTTGTGGACTAAGGGTCTAATGATTATAAGAATTGCAGATATATCTTCTGTTTAATAGAGCGTAGAAATACGCTGTACTAAAAGATCTATGAGATTAACACCATATTTTATTCTGAAGAAATGGAAATCAAATGTGAAAAAATGTAAGAAAGATTTTCGGATATAGGTTAAGCTGATACCTGAAGATCAGATTAACCCCATATCTGGCAGAAGAGAGAAGTGATTTGAATGTAGAATTTTACAGAAAGATAAAAGGATATTTAAAAGGGGCTGTCCGAGATAAGGACATCCGAAAATTAAAAGTTAACCCCATATTCAATTCTGGCAGGTTAGAATTAAAATGAAGGTTTTTTAGTAGAGGGTAAATTGGAAGGGTAAGGAATTGAAATGGATTCTAGGGCGGTATAAGGGTAAAAAAGTAAGCATTTATTTACGAATAGATGTTCGAGTATATGATGGATAAGAGGGTGTCAAGATTGGTTGAAGTGTGGTTGGGAAATTGTACAAATAAAAAAACAATATTTATGTAAAAAAGTTACCCCTATATACCGCTGCATAACCCCTATATTGTTGCATAAAATGAGACAAAAATAAAATGCAAATAATACTACTGGATTGTAATATAATGTAAACGACATAAAACCATTACAAAATAAAGGGAATATTGATTCTGGACAAATAACTGGAAAGCTCATGGTCAAAAATTCGACTCAGATAAGGGTATGTACCTGAAATATACATAATTAATAAATATGCAAAAATAACACATAAATATTAAAAATATTAACATGGAAAGATATGTAAATAAAAAAGGTTCGGAAAAATACGCAACAAAAAAGCACCTACAAATTAGTAGATGCTTTCTTATTTATATATCTTTTTATATTAGTTATGAATGGCAGCTTCTTCTTTTAGCTCTCTTTTATATTTATAGAAAGTATTTCTTGCAAGTCCTGTCAGCTTCATACAATCGGAATCTTTTAAAGTACCGCCAAAATCTATGGAATGTTTTAATATTTCTGCTTTCTTCTCTATACTCTTTTTGGTGGTTAATTTTTTCCCTTTGATACCGCCTATTTGCTTACCGTTCAGACGTGCCGTTTCTATACCTTCCTTAGTTCTCTGGTGCAAATCATCAACCTCTTTTTGAGCCTGTTCAAATGCAAGTTTAATCTGTTCTTTTGCTAAGTCCATGAGATAGCCGTTTAATGCTTCTATAATGGTATTCATAAATTTATCGGTTGCTTTTCTTCCAGTATTCAGAGTTATATCTAATTGACGTTGTAGAGCCTGTTTATATACATCTGTGTTTATATGTGGCTCTTTTAGGAATACAAGCGTAATTCCTTTATTAAATAGACTTTCGTATTCCTCACAACCTTCCTCACTATTTCTTGACATTCTGGAAACTGAATCAAATACAATAGTATCATTCGGTTTTGTGATTTTTAGTATTTTATCCAGTTCTTTCCTGCCTTGAAACTTCGTACCTGTATATACTTCTTTTACTATTATAGCATTAGGATATACCGCAAGAATGTTTCTGACCTGCCTTTCTATATTCTGTTTATTGGTACTTATTCTACAATATCCGTAAATAGCCATATAAAACCATCCTTTCGTATTAAAAATAACGACCGTTGAAATTGATACTATTATTTTAGAGTATAAGAGCGATTTTGTCAATACTTTTAATACTATTGATGTACACGTTCGTTTTAATACTGAAATAGTTCTTATATAAAAAGAAAAGCCTATCCTCTAAAAAGGATAAGCTTTACATTAATGATATATGTTTTTTGTACGATTGGAGACAACCTGCAATTCTCCATTTAGTAGATTAATGATTTTTTCAAATTCTGCCAGAGAAAAACTATTTCTTGATAATTTATTGCGTACCGACTGAGGTTTTATTTCTAAAAGTTCGGCTAGTTGCTTTATATCTGTATTAGATTCAATCATAAGCTGTTTTATAACTTGAGAACCGTTCATTATATACCACCTTCCTTTATATAGCATATTCCTATAATAACATGAGTTATATATATAATCAAGAATGAGTTATATATAATCAATAATATTATATTTTGCTATTATATAGAAGAAACACGACTAAATAAATATATTATAAAAATACTCAAAAAAGAGTTGACACATACTCAAATATGAGTTATTATTAGCTCGTAAACAAAACAGGGCAACACCTTAAAGAATTGGTTGTTCGCAGGTGTTACCCGAACACAACACAAAGACGGTTGCTATTATATAGTAGCATAACCGTCACCAAAAAGGAAGGATGGTTATATATCATGATGAACATTTATTTAACAAACTTAGGAAAGTACAATGAGGGTTTTTTAATTGGTGAATGGGTAAGTTTACCAGTATCGCAGGAAGAACTTAAAAACGTATTAAAGCGTATCAAGATTAGTAACAAACCAGATGCAAACGGTAACTATTATGAAGAATACTTCATCACTGATTGGGAATGTGATTATTACAACATTGGTGAGTATGAGAACATAGACACATTAAATAAAATTGCTTCACAGGTTGAATCTTTAGAAGATAACGAAAAAGAAATTGTAAAAGCTTTAATGTCAGAATGTAGTTATACATTAGATGAAGCAATGGAAAAAGTAAATAATGGAGATTATCATATCTATTATAATTGTGAGGATATGATAGATGTAGTATATTACATTGTAGAAGAATGTGACTATCTTAGAAATGTACCTGAGAATGTAGCCAGATACTTTGACTATGAAGCTTTTGCAAGAGATTTATCTATAGAAGGAACTTTTATCTTCTTAGAAGATAATAAAGTGTTAGAAGTATATTAGGGGGAGGTCTACATCATGAAATTCGCTTATTATGAAGAAGGAAAAAAGAAAGTCTTTACGATGGCGAAAGCATATAGACGTTTTGTCGTTGATGTGGATGCAGAACAGAAAGAACAGGGGACAACCTTTGAATCATGGTTGCATGAGATGATTCATTATCAGATTTTAAATATATTATTATAGGGGGTTACGTCATGAGTTCACAGGATATTTTATCATGGATTATGGAACATGATAACCAGAGCATCACAGACGAGTACAACGATGCAGACGGTAACATCACTAAACATACAACGACATTCGGAAACGGTGACGTATTAGAAGATATAGAAATATATGAGAGTATCATGAGAAAGCGTGTTGTAACGTCTATCAATGGTCGAATCGTGAGAAAAGAAGAGTTAGAAAGTCATTTATATGGTTGGAAAACTGTTACAAAAGAGTTATAATGAAAGAAGGTATAATCATGGACGTAAGAAAGAATAGCTTAAGAGCGATTAACGAATATAGAAAGTGTTTCAAGTGTGGCAGTATCACGCAGGATATTCAGAAAGACACTTGCAAGTGTGGGGGTTATATGTATATGATTAGCACATATTACACACCAAAAATAAGAGCAAAGAAAGCAAGAAAAGGAGGGAAATAGAATGGGATATATTGTCGGCTTTTGTTCATTTTTTGTAATTATAGGAATTATAATTTATGCCATCATTAATGGGTAAATAAGTAAATAAGCATAGTAAAAAGGGTGCATCTTTCAGGATGTGCCTTTTTTTGTGTGCTTATACTGGTGTATACTAGAATAACCTCACTGTATAAACATAGAGATAGCATAAACAACCTCATATAAGCTTTACATGGTGCTTTAAATAAAAGAACGTATATATACACTGCTATTATAAAATGAGTTTACAGCCCTTGTACGAGCTTACAGGGGTATATCATTTATTTACAGGATTATGAACACCCTGCCATGAATAAATATGTAATATGCTATAAATAGGAAAATGCCATGTGAACGCTGTATATAGCTCTTAAATGGATTTTAATATAAAGAGGTATAAAACATCATGAAAAGATTTAAAATTGATTTATGGGCAAATTAGAGAGTTGTTTTTTTGCGAAGTCTGAAGAATTGATACTATACAGGTATTTTATACCTGATAAAGGGTAAACCAGTGCAGTTGATCCATTACCCCCCTTACGGCTGCATAGGTGGTAGGAATTCCACTTTTTTCCCACCGACAAAATTTTCACCTTTGATTAGCCCGACTGGGTGAATCATATATACAGAAATAGTAATGATTTAGAATCACAATTTTTGCGATTTGTCAAGAATTTTGGACACAACTCTAGACACAACTTATAATCAATGCTATAATAAGGCATGAAAAGAACAAGCAAATCCCATTAGACGTTAAGCCCATAATATGATGTGTGCAAAAAAAATGGGCGATATATATTAATCAAAGACCGCTATTATTTTTTAATGGCGGTCTTTTTTATATTTAAGAACATCAAGTACATATGTACCAAGTACATGACTTACTGTTCCAGTTACAATCATAAGAATTGCTTGTTGAAAAATAGCTGTCATACAATATCCTCCTATTAGGTATTTCCTACATGATGTCATGAGGATATTTATATAAAACAGAACATCACTGTTCTGGTATGACTTAACCGCCTAACCATCTTATTTGCCCAACAATAGATGTTGGATTTGCTTGTCATGTTGAATTATACCACAACATATCAGTCTTTGTAAACTCCCACAAATACAATATATTGTGTATAACTCATGTCAAATTTGACAAAACCTAAAATATCACTAATATATTTTGGAAATTCAATGCAATTCCATCTTTTCAAGTATATAATTTTCATAAGAAAGCATCACAACCCTTACGAATAGTCATAAGTTTATCGGCTGTCGTTTGGAATTCATGTAATGTGGCAGGATAGCGGACATAATTATCATCTATAAGATATGTATCTTCGATATTTTCAATGGCAGCTAAAATTTCATTTTTCATATAAAATATCCTTTTCTAGTGTTAAATGCTATATGAGTGTATCATAATTCATAAGGAGAATAAATAAATATAATATATTTGCAAAGGAGAAATTATGTATACAGAAAAAATTTATGATATTACAAATGCAGAAAATTCATTAAAAACATTGGTAAATCTTACGGATGGCGGAGAAGAAGTATTTAAACATTATATTCATCGTGTAAAATATTTGTCAGGAAATATAGAAGAGTGCTTTAATGAAATGATGAATAATTTTAATATCCAGCCTATTTTTGAAATGGATGATATACTCTATAATTTACAACATATTACAACGAGTTCTGAGAATTGCAAACATATAAAAGAGAAAGGTTTAATGGATTTGAGAAACACCTATATGGATACGCAAAGTGAATTATATCAATTTTTAAATGAAAATAGTATAAAAATTGATATTTCGGAAAGAAAATTATATTTTAATAATAGTGAAATTGGAGATATTTCATATGAAAATGGGATAAGTGGACATGATTACCATTCAAAGGAACATAAACTTCGAATGGTAGGATATAAGTTTTATAGGGATTTTTGTATATGTGGATTTTTGTCTTTTGATCATAAAATCCCATATGGGGGTAATGTTCACAGAAGACCTGAAATATTATTTAATATAGCTCAATTAATAGGAAAAAGAATTGATAATATATGGGAAGAAAAACATAAATGTTATGTTGTAAAATTTTCAGTTCCATATAGAAATACACTTAGTATGTATATAAAGAATAAAAGAGACTTGCTGTACTATGCTTTTAATAATGCGATAATTGAAACTGATGATATGGAAGTGTTATTAAAAGATAATATACAAGTTCCACCTGAAGATATTATTTCGATTGATAGGTTTGATTTTTTATGATATAATAGATACAATTCTAGCTCAGTCGGAAAGCGTAGCAGAATCTTATATAAAATACCCATGTACTTAACAGGTGCGTGGGTATTTTTCTTCATATTTTGTTTATTAAAACCTGTTTAAAATATATTGCATCTAGTGTTTACAAGTGCTATAATATAATCAGTAGATGTTTATAATTATATGTTTAATAAGTAGGTGAACAAGATATGAAATATGAATTAAAAAGGAGACATATAGGCTTTATCATGAGTCGATATGGCACATATAATGCTTATAAAGGGGAATTTATTGAAGATGGAAAGACATATAACAAGGTGGAATTCCTAAGAAAAGATAAGACAGGAATGCTTACAATTAACCTTAATACGGATATGGACGATGATTCTACCTATGTAATGGTACATCTGATTAATAGCTATGGAAATATAATCCGTAAAGATAGGTATGGTTTCTTTGCGGACGGCATGAATCTATATTTTGATTGTTTCCAAAATCTTATGGATGATTCGGAAGGAACAGAATTTATACCATTTGATTTTGAGAATAAGGAGATTCAACATCCGAAAAGGCATACCAGAGAGAACACAGTACAAAGTCTTAGAAAAGAGTTATCACAGTATAAAGAAGCAGCTCGCAGATTATCTTCAGAAAATAAAAAACTGAAGGAAGAAAAAGAAGAGCTATTTAATACTCTGGAAGAAAAGAATAAAGCGATTACAGAGCTAAAGGAAAAAGAATCTTGTGTACTACCAAGGACACAAGAAATCTTCAATCAAACTGTTAAAGCAAGAGATTTTTACAAGGAATCCTTTGAAAAAGAAAGCAAAAAGTGTGAGGAACTGAAAGAAGAAATTGAAAATCTAAAGCTCAAATTATCAGCGATGAACATTTCGGATGAAGAATTAGAGAGTTTATGCGGTACAGATATTCGTGATAAAGCTTCAGAAATTCTTAACGGTAGGGACTGGACAAGTAGCTACGAAACAATGGGACAAAAAGAACTGATAAAGAGAATTTTACATTCAGAAAATATTTCTTTTAAACGAAAAGAGAAAATCACAGAATTAAAAAAAGAGCTTAATAGTAAGAAATACGATAAATATATTCCTGAAGATGCAGTTAGTTATAATGAAATTGTTCTGAAGCTAAAAGAAGTTAAGGGAATACAAGAGCAGTATGCCGAATGGCTTAATGCAGCGAATGAAGATAGAGATAGAATGAGAGCAGAAATTGAAAGGCTTACTGCCGGATCAGGTGAAGTAGATGGATTACAAATAATAAAAGAGAACATTAAAAAAGATAAAAAAATCAGAGATGCCATGAAGAAGAAGCCGGGCAGGAAAGCAAAATTCGATGAGAGAAAGATTGCTTTAATGATTGAGCTGAAGAATCAGGGATGCTCCATGCGTGATATAGCAAGAGAAGTAGGATGTTCCGCAGCTACGGTATGTAATAAATTAAAAGAATATGATAAGTAGAATAAAGGGTGACTAAATTAAGAGTCACCCTTTATTTTTTACATTAGAATTCTAATTGTATTGCAATAGAAATGCATTATAAATATATTACAAATACATTAGAGTACCTTATCAAGAATTTTTGTAATAACGGAAGAATTAGAGATATTCTGGTCTTTCGCTATCTTTTGAATTTTTTTCCAGTGACTATCTTTTAAGTATACAGAATGTGATCTAAAGGATTCTGCTTTACCACTTTCAGGGAAAAGTTCTGTTAAAATTTCATTATCAGAAGTAGAATTATCTTTAGAAGATTTTTTCTTTGTTTCTTTTTTTTCCTCAACTTTAGGAGCTGGTCTTTGTGGCTCATAGTCCTCTTTAGATTCAGGTTCATGAGTAGCATTTGTCTTATCTTTTGCTCCTTTTACATTGGCATTTGCTTTTTCGAAAGAATTTTCTTGTTCTCCTTTGTTAATTACATTATCATATTTATCCATTATAATATTCCCCTTCCTTTTAGTTCGGAAACTATATTATCATAAACCTTTTTAATTTCATCTTTAGGATAAAGAAGATTAACAGGTTGATGTTCAATTTCTGTATTTTTCAATTTAACTGTGGAAGGAACGACAGTTTTTAATACAAGATTTTTGGAAAATTCTGCATGAGAGGAATATTCAATCAGTTCTTTACCTAAATTGGCACGTTTATCTCTATTACAGAGAATTAATGCAGCTATATTGTTTTCCTTGCGGAGTGGTTTACGCTTGCTATTCCATAAAGCACAAAATAATTCTGCACCAGAAATGCTATTTGTAGATACATCACTTGTCAGGATGATGCTATGTGCTACATAAAAAGCATTGATATTAATAATGCTCATAGAAGGGTTTGTGTCAATTAGGATGTAATCATAATTCTTTTCCAGATATTCACGATAATCTTCAATATAAAATTTAAGGAAATTTTCTCTGCCAGTTACATTAACCATATTCATCTCAGTATCGAATAAGAGAATACTAGATGGAATAATATCAAGGTTTGGAAGGTCTGTTATTGGAGATTTAAAGATAACCTGTTCAGGTGTAGGTTGATCTTCAGAAAAATTTCCAAAAATATCTCTCACAGTTAAGAGGTCTGCATCCCCGGTATCAATACCGCAGTTAGCGGATAAATTACACTGTGGGTCAACATCAATTAGAAGAACCTTGTGGGATTCTGCCAAAACCCCGGCAATGTTAAAGGTATTCATTGTTTTTCCACTACCGCCTTTTAAGGTAGCAAAAGTAATGATTTTCATGGGTTTTACCATCCTTTCTTAGTTATACAATATGTATTAGTTTTGCATTAGAATTATATTAGGATTACATTAGAAAGTCAATGTAAATATATTTCAAATGCATTAGAAACGGAATGTTAATGCATTTGAAATATAATATATAATACAATAACAATGCATTAATTATCCGTTAACTATTATAATATAATTGAATTATAAATGCAATAAGATTCTAATTGCATTGCATTAGAATTGCATTAGAAATAGATTAGAATTATATTATACACATATAATAAATCCAGTAAAATAAAGGGTTTTAAAAGATGCAATTATAAGAGAAAAATAGTGAGAAATTTTCAATGTGGATAAAAGAAGAAAATTATTGACAAGTTATCCATAACAATATATAATCAATATAAGATAATTAAAGCAAGAAAAAAAGGCTATCTCTTTAAAAGATAACCTTTAAGATAAGGATACTTCCTGAATGGCAGTTCAGGTTGTTCCGAAGATATGACACAAACATATCATTCAGAGTAATAAATACATCCTCATGCATACATATTGTATGAGTTGATTATAGCAGAAAAACCTTATAAAATCAAGGTTTTAGCGTTTTATATACTTTTTGAATAGAATTTAAGCGGTATGTGATTTGTGTCTCATACCGCTTTTTGTTTTAAATTATCATTCAAATTAAAATTCGATTGGTTTACCAGACCAATCAATCCCTCGGTACATTGGCAGTGTAACCGTTGGAACAACACAATTTCATATCGCTAAAATCAACCTAGATTAACTTAGCGATAACTACAATTAAATATCGTTAAAAATCAACCTGGCACATTTTCTTGAAAATAGAGATATGGTAGGGTGTGTTTTATTTACCCTTTTATAAGGTACATTCTAAACCACAACCGCCTGTCCTGTCAAGAAAGAACGTGAGTTTGGTATTACTAAGTAATATATATTATAAAAAAGTATTACCTTATAAGTTGGACAGGGTTAGAATTACTCCTGAATAAATAAAATTAGTATCGGCAAGCTTAACAAGTAAATTGTCGGGGTT